AGATATGCACGTAATTCCAGTTGCTGAGAAGCTCCGCGCAATGGGACATACTGTGACTGCTCGGCATGAGCTTGTCCCTGAAAAGCGTTGGGAGAACTGACAGTTCGCAACGTCTCACTCTCACGGTAGTTCCTTCATCTTTTCAAAGAAAGCCTTTTTGATTTCCGTCTCGGCCTTTAGATTGGTAAAGACGTATTGAAACACAGAATCCGTATTCTCAGCCATCTTGATGCACTCTTCTTCGCTCTTACCGTGAATTCCTTCACTTACAAGTTTGAAAAGTGACAACAGGGGATTCTTACCGCCCACCTTTAATGACTCTGGGAACACTGCGCTCGCAATCTCCAGTTTCTTATCGTATGGTGTATATCCAGTAGCCGAATTTGCAGAAGCGCGAATCTCCTCAACTTTCTTTGAATCAACTCCACTTACTTCTGCATACTTTGCTACGACTTCAATGAGTTCGTTTGTTTTGTCTTCGACGACTCGCCTTATATACGCTGCTGCTGCTAAACCAAATCCGTTGTTTCGACAAATGAGCGCCTTCTTGTAGAAAGTCGCTGCATCTTTGCCAAGATTCTTTTCCAATGCTGCTGGCAGCGCGATTGAAGGCTCGGGGTATTGCCCGACTTTCATCACCTTAACAAGAACCTTTTCTGTAGTTGGCTGCGGGGGTGCAAGTATGTCGATAGGGGGTCGTGGAGCACCGCCACGAGGCTTAATTGGCCTTGTCGCGAAACTCAACTCCCCATAAACGACACTGAGCGAGGATTTACCGCACTTGACACATCTGTACGAAACGCTCTTTACGCCCCAGTCAACAACATCCTGAACACGAGTGTTTTCCCCTTTACCGAGGGGCAGAGGGGCCGACACTCTGATCCACGTTGTTCCCCTACCACAACCAACAGATTCACAATCAAAGCTGATTCGCGTGGGTGGCTCGAAGTCGTCAACATCGATTGCAACGAAAAGTGGCGACTTCGTAATGAATTCCTCATTACTTGTCACAGACTTCTCTTCCACCCTCTTTTTGACACCACTGTTCGACTCGCCTGACATTCGTCCCTCTCGATCCTCATGCACAGCAGTATAGAGGCAATCTCGCATAAATGGTGATAGACTTTCTGGCAACCACACATTTGTTGCGTTTGAACGCGGAGAGACTATGCAGCGGTGTTTCGTCATTCAACCGTTTGATAACGGCAAATTCGATAAACGCTTCACTCAGACGTTCAAGCCTGCTATTGAGGCTGCTGGCCTTGAGGCATACAGAACCGACAAAGATCATTCTGTTGAGGTCCCCATTGAGGCAATCGAAGAAGGCATCAAGTCAGCAGCCATTTGCCTTGCAGATATAACGACGAATAACCCGAACGTCTGGTACGAGCTTGGGTTCGCCAGAGCGTCAGGTCGGCCTGTTGTGATGATCTGCTCAGATGAACGAGTCGATACCAAATATCCGTTCGACATTCAACACAGGACGATTCTTCCTTATCAGACACAAGCGCAAGGCGATTTCCAGGAATTGCAAGCAGGCATAACTGAGAAACTGAAAGCATTGCTTGAAAAGGGAGAAACACTTCGCCAGATGGCAGAGGAACAGCAAATTGCACCTGTCTCTGGCCTCAGTCAGCCAGAGCTTACAGTCTTAGCTATAATGGCAGGCCAAGTTATACCGCCGAACGGAACGCTGTCATACTATTACGTCAAGACCGACGCTGAGAAAGCGGGCCTTACTACCGTAGCTGTATCGTTTGGGATTATGCGGCTAAAGAAAAAGGGGTTCATTGAGCAAGTTGAAGAACAGGACGAGGATGGAGATAGATACTCTGCATTTTCCTTGACTTATAGCGGCTGGGATTGGATGGAACAGAATGAGTCATATTTCATACTTCGGAAGAAGGCGAAATTCGATCCATTGGCACCAATTGAGCTTACCGATGATGACATACCGTCCTACTGAGTGAACTGCCATGCAACCTTGGAAGAAAGTTCTCTTGAAAGCCGCTGGATTTGGTGGCGGATTTGCCATTGTTTCGGCAATCATTCTTGGGGCGATTATGTGGTGGTCGTATCGTCCTGTGAAGACAAAGCCGATGGACGCTCATGCGATCACAGCGACCTTCTCAGGGATGACAATAGAGGTTCAGGACGAGACTCTGCACTTTACTGTAGCTTACGGTCTTCACAACACCACTGACAGAGACTATGCACTGCCCACCGTTGGCGAACTGATGATTATCAACCCTCAAGACAAAGGGTTGGATACCCACGTCACCATGATGTTGCCTGGAATGTAGTTCTGCGACCACGGCCAGTATTGAAATGGAACAGGCACGATTCTTGCAGGCTCAGAGTTCACATCGGTTGTATAAGACGCTGACGAAAGGGTCTGCGTGTTCCCCGTCAAATCCATGTATGTAATGTTCGCTACGCTGACGCATTGAGGTTTAGGCAGTCGAATCGCAAGATCAGACCAGTATCGGCTGAACAACGGAAAGTTATCATTTGAATTAATGGTTGAACCAAAGTCAGGAAACGGAAAGTAGTCGAGTGTCATTTGCATATTACGATTGAAGATGGCTCTGTTCATCACCTTCTCGCAATATTGACGCGCAGCCACAATCAGTCCAGTTATCAGCGCATCATCATTAGTGAAAGTTGTCTCCACTCTGAGTTGTGCTTTTGCCTGATCTAATGAGACTGGCTCGATAGTTGGTTGACTTGTGTCTTTGTAGCTGAGAGGCTGGCTCATTTCTATCCTGTATAAAGAACATAGAAATATGGGTCACCATCGTAGACAGTGACCCATATGTGTTTGTCGCTATTATGCGTGTACCTTGAGTCCCTTTAGTGGGTTGTTAATTCCGCCGATGAATGCGCCACCCCCACGAACGTATGGGATATATCCAGTACAGAATAGATCGGCATAGCGTTCCTTGAGCACGACAACACTCAGGCCAGGATTGACAACTCGGAAGGTATAGCCCTTCTTGAAGTCACCGTAGAGGATTGGATAGGCGTTAGCAGAGATATTAGGCAAAGCCTGAATGATCTTCACTGGACGACCAAGCAATGTCTCGAACGCGCCTGCGCCTGCAACTGGGGAGTTGAGGAACAACGGACGGCCAAGAGTATCGACTTCACCAAGCAAAGTTGCACGGGTAGTCGAGTTCATTGCAAAGCTGGCATTCTGTTCATACGCAGGATCAAGACTTCCATATAGTGAAGCAATGTCTGTATAGGTGACAGTGGTGTTGGCTGCGCTGGTAACAGGCGAAGCGTTAGCAACGCCCGCAAGAATTGAGCCGACTGTGCCGCTTGTGCTGCCATTGACAATCATGCTGGAAAGACTTCTGTAGTATCGTTCACCCAGAATGTTCTTAACGAAGCCGTCGATGGAGAATGCGCTGTCCTGTAGTTCAGCCCAAGACACAAGGATTGCAGGGCAGGACAGTCCAATTGAACTGATCAATGCACCAGACAAGACTGGGTCTTCTGCTGAGTTGCTATCGGCAGTGCCTTCTGTTTCTTCATACATCACTGACGCAGCGTCGTTTGAGGTTGCATACTTCAAAGGCGCGCCTGTCTCAGTGTTGACAACATTGACAAGGTTGAAGATGTCTCCCCATGCCTTCTGAGCTTCAAACAATTCTGGATAGAATGCTTGAGGCACGAAGTTGGTGCCTGTGCTTGAGGTAATCAAGTCACGAGTTTCGACTTCTGCAAATCGTGAACGAGTCGCAGAGTCTAGATTTACGTTTGGCTGATTACGGATGAAGGCTTCGAAAGCAGTCTTGCTTCGATCTTCCGATGTCAAACGAATGCTTGAACTATCAATACTGCGAGGGATGCTGTTGTTAGAACGGTGTTCACTCTGGAATGCATCGATGCGCTTGCTTGCTTCGATGTCAGATTCGAGAATGTCAACGTCAGCGAGCATCTTATTGACGCTGCTTCGTTGTTCGGAAGTGATGTCATCCTTTGCGTTCAACAGGATTTGCTGAGCATCGGAGAGCAACTTATTACGCTTCTCTTGTAAGTCTTTAGTATTCATTGTAAGTATCCTTTGGTTCTTTAGAAATATGTGTCTCTATGTCTCACTTCTGCGCTCAGCAAGAACTCGACATTCGCCAGTAATCGGTGTAAATGAATACGGGTGACAGGCACCGCGACTAATAACGCATCAATCAAATCTATTTATCTTTTGCAAATGCTATTTTCAATCGGAGTCGCAATTCTGTATGTTCTTTCCAATTCCGAGTGTCATCGGAGTTGGCTGCGATATCGTCTTTCATTGGAGCCAGATCAGTCACTTCTTCCGCTTGAGTCAACTGACGAACGCTTCGTTTGCTTCTGCAAGAACATTGTTCATCGTCACACTCATCATTGCTACAGTCGTCACAATTGCCGTCTTCGCAGTCGTCACAGTCGCAATTGCACTTTGGATCGGCGTCAAGATCATCTCGCTTTTCGACCTTCAGAAGAGAACGAATCTCAACAGGACACGAGCGAACGGATACCGATGTTGCGTCATAAGCGGGAAAAGAACAGGGCGAGACTTCCAGCAGTTCAACGTTCAGCAGTGTTCTCTCGACATTTCCGCCTGTATTCTTCCAGTCGTCGCTGTTCGTGATAAATCCGAACGATGTTGAGTCCAGATCGCCACGACTCACAGACACGAACAGGTCGTTCGCCTGAGTAGTATTCGGGAGCTTGCAGGTGTATTGCAGCCCGTCAGGGGTGTCGCGAAGAGTCAATGTTCCGCTCTTTGTTCTGCCCATCAAAAACTTGCTGTCGTGATCACGTAGACACAGCACATCAGCAGTGTCCTTCAATGCAGACGCGAAGGCGCCTGGAGCAATCTTCTCTCTGAAGCCTCCCAGATCGGCCGATAGTGAGTTGTAGGGAATCTTTGCGGATAGTGTATGACCGCCGTCCTTATCGGTTGTTGCTCTAAGCTCTACGATGTGTAGTGCGCGAATCTCTTTATTGTTCATTGTTGTCACCTTCTAATGTCGATTCTGCTTCTATCGCAACTTCTGCTGCTGCTTTGGCACCTGCTATCTGTCGTGCCGCTGCGATGTGAATTGATCTGACTGTCTTCTGAAACTCGATTCCAATAGTGTCGTTCGTGATCGTCTCAGGCCATTTTGCGCTGCGCTTCACCATGCTCTTAATTGTGTCGTCAACGATGTCGTCAGTCGTTGTCATTTCGTCGAAGTCGTAGGCCATGCCCGCAACGCTCTGTAGAACTCCTCTGAACGCCGTTGAAACGGAGTCGAAATCGCGCTTCTTCCGCGCCGAAAGCCTGTTGAATGCATCCTTATATAGCGGCAAATAGGTCCGACTGTATACCTGCAACATGTTTCGTTCAGATTGTGTGGGCGGTGTGTCAGCATCAATCGGCTGATCCTGTAGCGATTCAGTGTCAAGCAGTCGTGCTGCGTTCTGATAGTTGACAGGCACTCTGTATACATCTAGTTCAGGACCAGCGGGATTCAACCCGAGTGATCTGCGAACATCATTGGGATTGAGCCAGCCGCCATTTACACCAGCCTGATAGCCGTCCGATTGTGTTTTGAAATCGGCACGGACTAGAGCTGTTGTGTCGAATCGCGCGAAAAACTTGCCAGCCTTTACACCAGTGCGAGAGGTCAGCTTTCTTTCAATCTCAAGTTCGAACTTG